GTCCTGTAGAACCTACACCTGTTACAGATACATTGGCTCCACACCTTATAGACTCTTCACCAAGACTTGCCACACCACCAGAGGCACTAACACCTACGACTGCTGCTCCTGTTAAGTTCGCAGAGCCAGCCGTTGATGTACCCTCTGCTCCTGTGGGTATTGTCTTTGCTGTGCCTGTTACAGTTTCACTACCTAATGCGCTTGTAGATGAAACCCCTGTTGCCGATACAGACACAGAGGTAAAGGCAGTCTCATTACCTAAAGCAGAAGTAGCAGAAACTCCTGTTGCAGATACCCCTACCCCAGCACCAATTTGCTCATTGCCTAAACCACCGACTAATTCAGTCGTGTTGCCTACGCTTAAAGTAGCTGTACCTGTAACAGTTTCATTACCTAAAGCAGAGGTTGAAGATACCCCAGTAACGCTAAAAGCTACATTGGTTGATACTGTTTCATTGCCAAGGGCGGATGTTGCCGCAACACCGCTAACACTGAAACTTACGCTTTCAGACCCCGAATCAGCAAATGCAGCCGCAGCAAACGGTAGGGTTGAAAACATACTTTATCCTATAGTGGATCTGGCCAGTTATTTATTGGTGCTTTACCAGTAGGATTACCATCACTGTCTACGGGAATATCCCACAAGGCTACAAATGCCGCATGGTCAGATGCATTTGTTATCGCTGTTTCGATTGTGCCAGAAGCTGTTCTGACAGCCGCACGATACGTTGTTACATCAGTTGGTATAGATTTACTATTATCTTCTGCCTTACGGACAACGTACCAATCTGTAGGGGACAGCAATGAATCTGCTGTATTTTTTGTATTAGCTATCCAAGCTGTTTTTAACTCAGCTACATCTCTAGGATTACCGGCTGACAAGTAGAACCTGCTATCAAAAGGTGTAGGGTCAGCTTCCCATTTAAGACCTACAGCTTTCTTTTCTGCATCTGTAGTGAGTGCTAACCAATTACTTGGATACTGATTACCATTAGAATCTGTCCAACTTCTTCCAGTATTTATTGTTTTTGTACCTAGTTTCCACGGCATTATTTATCTCCTATTTTGCATTCGCATATTTAAAAGGCATCTCAGCAAATGCCATGTAGATGTAGTCATGTCCAGAACCATTATATACATCACCACTTCTTCTTAATTTGAATCCATTAGAATAAAAATCAAAACAATCTGTGCCGCTTGTACCCTCATCGGCATCATCATTTGGATTTAGTTCCAATTTTTCTTCAAGAGGATTATTATTAATAACAGTTGTATCAGCCTCATTTGTAGAACCTCTTTTGTTATCATACATAATCCATCTGTTACTAGCATCAAATTGTTTAACTATAAGAAAAGCAGGACGAAACCCTAAATACACATACGCACCATCTACATTTCCGTTTCCTTCGTATCTACCAAATTTAGAATATCCTGCGACTGAGTGAAAACAGTAAGCAATGTAATCTTTTGAACTTGAATTAGTATGTGAACTTGTACCAACAGATATAACTGTGGATGTTGGTGATGTGCTATTGAACATTGACGTACTTGTGGTTTGAGCCGCAGTTGTATTTAAATTTACAAACTTTGTATTTACAATAGATGTATGAAAATTTGCCCAGTTTGTTCCATCTGTTTCTATTCGTTTATGTATCACCCACTCAGGTGCAGAACTTAAACCATGTGCAATAGTGGCATTCGACCCCGTACCTTCATATTGAACAATACTAAACCCTGCCTCTGTATTAGCTGATATTTTTTTTGCAGCAATTGTTCCTGCTAAATTCGCTGTGGAAGCACTACCATTTATCATAACAGAACCTGATGTAGGTGCGGCTCCTGCCGCTTCACTATTCGTTGCGGTTGGAGTACCTCCTGCAAGCCATGCCCAACCAGCATAAGTTTGACTACTTTGATTTGTTGAACCGCCACTACCAAGACTAAATCCGTTACTATCAAAACTTGTTAAGTTTGTCGTGCTAGAGGTATTTGCTACAGTTGAATTAGTTTGTATAAATACATCAGTGCCTCTTATTGTATCATAAACCATGTGACTAGATGTGCTGCTTCGCTCTTTTATCCAAACCCAATCTGGTGAAAATTCATAACTAGATATACTTTGACTTGAGCCGTTGCCCGTCCAAAGATTTGTTTCAAAGTAATCTTCTGGAAGTTCATCATTTAAAGGTGTGATAGATGGTTCTGGAAGATTTTTAGCACATAGAGCCTTAAAACCTGATGGCACAGCACTGTGAAATTCGCCTATACCATTAGCGTCCGAATTTGGAGGATCAGGGGCTGTTTCATCTCCTGCAAAAGTGCTATCCTGACCAAAATTAGCTGAATATCTTACATCTTTACTATTGGAACTATCACTAGCGGCAAATAACATTTCGTTACTACTTATAAAAGATTGAGATACTGCTGAACCAACATTGCTACCATTTTTAGAAAATTGAATTGTGCCATTTTCTAAATCTACTGCCATGCCTATGACATCCCCAGTTGTATAAGTCGCAACGACTTCTTGTTGTGCGCCATTAACAGCAATTTTACCTGTAGAGCTTGTATAACTTACATTGTCAATTGTAGGTGAGTCAAAATTATTGGTTTCCAAATATTGATTTGCTTGGTCAACAGATATAATTCCAATTCTCATCAGCCCATCATCAGCCTTATATCTATATTCTGCGTAATATTTCTCTCCTGTTCCTGTCGGCATAGCCATTGTGCTAAAAGTTGTACCTCTGCCACTATCCGGAGTATCAATTTCTAAATTTCCGTGGCGAGGGTCAACATAGGTAGTTAGTGCTTTTCCTATTTGAGGATTAAGAGTAGGGAAATTATTAGTTGGGCTATCTGGCATAACATCAAAAGCATTTAAATTTTGAGAAGTATAATGATTATCTTGACCACTTGTATCTGCGCCAATGGTAGATGAAGAAGCTGTGCCTGTTCCAGTTTGCTTGAACTGTAACCTATATCCATTTGTTCCGTATGTTAAACCACTTGTGTCTTTAGGTATCCAAACACCTGATTTAGTTTCACCAAAGCTACTTGCATCTAATGCCTGACCATCAATAAAATTTACCTCTGCCATATAGCCATCAAAGTTTAGACCATCTGGGTTTACTCTTCTGCCAATTTCATGTGAGATAGCAGTATTGAATACACTAGCCCTATTTTGTGTCGGTAAAGAAGATGAACTAAAACTTGTTATTCTTACTCCATTACAAAACATCCGCATCCTATCTGCTTGCGTTGAATTTGTTGTGTCCCAAACAAAAACAAGATTATACCATGAACTTGTATCCCGTAATAATTTATTACTCACAATAAAATTATTAGCTGTGCTATTACTTTCAAAATACATTTTATTGGAGTTAATTAGTATTTGATTAGAATTAGAGTTTGCTGACCAAAGTGTGACATTTTGTAAATCTGACCGTTTAACCCAAGCACTCCAAGTCCAAGTCGTTGTGCTACCTGAACCAGATATTTCATCGGCTGGTTTTTCAAGCCTTTGATTTTCTGAATCATCAAATCTTAATGAGTTTGATATTTCAAAACCATAGAAATTTTCAGAACCACCAGCCGCTATATTAAATAAACTACTCATGACACATTCAACGCTCTACCAATTTCAAACATATTTGTTCCATTACTTACAAAAACCAATACGTCTCTAGCACTTGCAGTTGTGGTTAATGTGGGTGCAGTACCACCGACAAATTTGTAGTTACTATTAAAAGATAAAGTTCTAGATCCTGTGCCATCTTGTATAACGGATATAACATACACCCCACCATCTATTTGATTACTGGCCGCACCTAGTGTTCTATTACCTCCAAGCGTTACACTCGTTACTTGGTTAGCACTTGCATCCCATGAAACTGTAGACCCATCTGATAATGTCGTAGCATTAAAATTTTGTGTGGCGGTAAACTCTTGTGCTGTTTTAAGGTTTGCTACTGCAAAACCTCCAGCTTGCGAACCATCATGAACAACAACGGTGTCTTTATCTGTATCAACCGTAACTTCTCCAACAGCTCCAGTAAAAGAACCTGTTTGCGAAGTTGTGCCTCTTCTAAATTGTACTTGTGTAGCCATTATGCAACCGATCCAAAATCATCTGTTCCTGTTACAGAACCTGTTACTAAACCAAAATCTAAATTAGCTAACCCTAAATCAGATTTTACTTCTGCCGCAGAGCGACTTTCTAAACCATTAGCAGTGAATCGTGCAAACTCATTATCTGCTACTGAACTACTGTCTATCTTGACTGCATTAGTATTACTGATACCAAATGTTAAAGATGCTTGTGCGCCTATATCAGATAAAACCTCACTAGCAGACCTACCCTCTATAGCTGTACCGTCTACTCGTAAAAAGTCATTGTCTGCCACACCGCTTGTAAATTTGGGTACGTTATTATTTGATATTCCTGTGGATAGAGTGGCAGTTGATGTAATCGATGTGCCATTAAGAGTCATTGCATCTGCCTCTAATGTACCATCTACATCTACATTTCCAGATATGTCTAAATTAGTAAACACAGAAGTTCCCGTACCAGTTATAGTGCCACTAACGCTTACATTACCACTAGCATCTCTAAACACTGCTTTTTCTGCTGGCTGAGTGCAGAACAGTGTTTTTGTACCAGAACCCCAGTTAACAGCGTTATCAGAGTTACTGGACTGTAGTATCGTAGTTCGGGCTAACGTAGTACCAGAGGACGTATAAGTGCCTATACCCACCTCAAAATCAGAACCAAGAGTGCAAGCGTAATAAGTAGTATTGCCATTACCGATTGAACCAAAAGACTCAAACCCAGTGACAGCACCAGCAAGAGTATAAGTGCCAGTTCCCGTTGTGGTCGAGGTTTCTTTGACCCTATCGGCAAGTACGAGTGCCACATCGTCACCTATGCGATACGAATGATCGCGTTACTCGCATCTGCTGTTGGGAACTGTATAGTAAAAGTACCAGCCGTAGATGTTTTGTTACTAGTAAAATCAAGCACCGCAACAGCTTTGTTAGAATCACTACTATTGTAGATCAAAGCTCCCATCGCTGTAATCGTAGCCGTTGTAAAACTAAGATCCGCAAAATCAGTAATCGCTGTAGTACCAGAAAGCGAAGGGTCTACCCTAGTTAATGTACCACCGCCCGAAGTATATGAACCACTGTTAGCAACTTCACCTGTTGTGGTAAAAGCTGTGGTCGTTGCTCCTAAAGTAGCTGTAGTGCTTGATTTACCACCGCCACCTTCTGCATACAAAGCGAGTTTAAAAGTATCACCACCTGAGTTTTTAAAATTGTGCACACCCTCTAATAACTCTTTTTTAAAGGAACTACACATTGCTTGTGCTATAGCCATTTAAATTCTCCTTACAAGATCAGCCATTTCTTTTTGTCCAGCTTTGGACATCTTATGTGCGATAGTAGCACGTTCTTCTCGTCTTGCCAATTCTATATAATGATACATAACTTTTTGCAAATTAGCTCTAAACATTACGGCTTGTTCTTTTATTGCAGGAGGTGCTGTGTTAGACACTCGCATCACCTTATCCATTACTAATTCTGTCAACTGTTCAGAACTTAAACCACCCTCGTCTGAAGTCATTACGTTCACAGAATTAACATTAATATCGCTAGATACACTAATCATTTTTTACCTTTTTCCATATAAGTAACATTTGGTATATCATGTCTACCTATTAAAACAGGTTTAACTTTTTTCGCGTCCTCTGCTTCAGGCGGTGACATGCTATCTTTTTTAGTTATTTTTAACTTACCATCAACAACAGATTGTATTAAAGGATTATCTAATCTATGGTAGCCGTATAGTTTTTCTTCATCAGGAACATTTACATCCAGTAAAGGTGATGTTCTTGCTACTTCAATAGCTACATTATTTTGGATTGCCATAGCACACCAGAACTCGACACAAGCTCTACCCGCTTCGGCAAAATGTATGTTTTCTTTATATGAAAAATCTATGCCAAAAAGATGCACTTTTTTTACTTTTGCATAAATAGCATAGGCTATAGCATAGGCTACAGTGTTATTAAAATACGCAACCTTAACTGTGTTGATAACGTCCTCTAACGGGTATTCTACTATTTCGGGAACACGTTCATCTAAACAACAAGAGTAAATAGGACCTTTGTTTTTAGTCTCTAATAGAAACTCTTTTGCAACATCCGTTTGTTTTCCAGCCTTAGTGTCATCTAAAAACCTGGAAGCCGGGTCCATCATAAACGTGCGATTTACATGAAAGATAGCACCAATACAGTTTATGCCCCATACTTCATCATACTTAATCGAGTTTATTCTAGTAAGAACATACTCTGAAAAAGAACCACCCAAGGCTACAATTGCAACCTCTTTACCCTTCAATTCACTCATGTCTTCGGGTTAACCTTTACACCAGTTCTAAAAGCATCTGTGTTTTCAGTTGCCTCTCCATAGTTCTTAAGTCTAGACATGGCTTCCACGAAACGACCATTGTACAGATTTAAAAATTCTTGCTCACCTTTCATAAAGATATAAGCCTCATATAGACTACCAAACAATAACGTATCTGGGGCGTTGGTACCTAACCAAGAGGTGCCATCAGATGTTGCTGTTATTGATTGTGGTCTGTAATAATAGTGCAATTCGGCTGAATAATTTGCATTAGGGGTAGGACTGATAATAAAATTATCAACATCGAAATATGCGTAATATCGAGGCACACCCGTAGTAGCCGGATTAGGATTAAATTCTTGAACAAAATTTACATCTTTAAAAAGTAAAAATTCATGACTGTTGGAATTTATAACTGATAAAGAAATAGAGCCTAAATAATCGTCAGGAACCGCTAAAAATTTATTTCCGCTGCTAATTGTTCCTGTAACATTTTTTCTAAAATATTCCAACTCTACTAACTTTAAGATGCGCTCTTCTGCATTTTTAATAAAGTTAGGAATATTGTTAACGAAAGTTGTTTCGGTATTTTCAGTATATTCTTTAATTGCCGTGGTTAGTGTCGTATTCGTATAACTCATGATACACTCACTGTTACTGTGCCTAACTCGGAGGTGGCTGCCTCTAGTTTTGGCAATGTTTGTCCTATGAAACCATCTCCAACATTTGTTCTTACAATTACTCGGGTAATCAAATCCACATATTGGTCTGGTCTTGGGTTACGAAGAGCTTGAGGGTCTGCACCTGCATTAAGCGGTTCTAGTTGAGGGTGTTTAGCTTCATACTCATCTGGACCAACTTTTAAACCGTTCCACTCGGTTCGCATTTCTGAAAGCCTATATCTAAATCCAGATCTATCTGAAATCCCATAAGCATTTTTACCAGACGCATATCTACTCATTATGTTACTCTAAGATACTCAAAACTTGGTTGTAGCTTCAATGGAACTCTATCTTCGTCCTCATCGGCTGCTCTTTGAAACTCTTCCTCATACACAGCTTTTAAAAGTTGTACTCTATCTGGAGCCTTTTTCATTGCTAAATAATAAGCAAGACCAGCTACTATACACGGCAAGAATCTAAAAGGTGCATCAGTGGTATTCACCAACGCATCTGCGTCTTCAATCCTTTGAATATAGTAATACACTAAAGTATCGGAAGAACTATCCGGTGTAGCCCATAAATTTATCTCAGGTATTGTTTGTCTGTTATAGTAATATTGACTGGGTCTGCCTTGTGTTGTTTTGTTTGGTATACTTAAATATTCGCCTCTAGATATTCTATTTAAATCAAAATCAGTACCATCTCTTCTAAGGACTACCTCTAATAAATCAGTAAAAGTAGCGTTAAAAGCGTAAGTAGCAGTTCCAGCAGTTAAAGATTGTGTGCCTTGTTTAACAGTCCAAAGATTAATACCTCTGTTTGCCCATTCAGCAAACATAAGATTCAACGACCTTCTAGCAGTTTTAGCATCATATCCAGTTCGTAATTCTAACCCACAACGCTCGTAAGCTTCCTCAATGATATCTGCAACGTCTAAGTCAAAGTCTCTAGATCCTGATGTAGCCATGATTACTCTTCCGAATATAAATTGTTAAACGTAATATCTGGGTCCATATAACTACTATCACTTTCAGCACTGTGTGTCCATTGACTTGGTCTAAAATCAGGAGCACCTTCACCAGTTTCCCAAAGAGCAGGACTTGTTGCTCTAACCCTATTATTAGGTAAGGCTACAATATTTCCTGTCCATTTACCAGCGTCTGTTAATTGTAGTAAGTGACTTTGTTTGTGTTGTGCAGGATCATCTGCTATCTCATTTTCGGTGTAGTCAACCGTAAAGATATATTTTCCGGTATAAAACTCACCATCTATTTTACACAGCCAGGGGCTAGAACTAACCCTATCTAGACAATAAACAGAGTGAAAATGAGAGCTACAATCCCAGGGTTGTGCTAAATGTGTTGGCATTTGTTCAGGCCATTCCTCCAAAGGAACGTCTGCAACAAGTGCCGTAATTGGCATTCTTGCCCACATCGCACCCCCGTGTATGTTCTCAGTTTCACCATCATCCGCTTCATATCCTGTAAACACTAACTGAAAACTCAAGCATCTATCAGGAATAGTTGTAACAGCAATTGCCATAGCATGTATAAACTCGCCATGATAATCAGAATGGTTGTGCGTATACTCTCTTCTCACCCAGCATTTAAAATACGGGATGTTGCTTTGTAAATAAGGCATTTAAAGGACTAGCGTCTTCTTGCTGCCCCGCCTCTTGCTCTCTTCATAGCACCGCCTCGAGCCATGCCTTTTTTCTTCTTCATAACCATTCGCGCACCGCCATTAGCCATGCCTTTTTTCTTTTTTTTAGCTACCATTTTTTTCTCCTTTACGCTCCAGCCATTCGTTTTCTAGGGCTCATGTAAACCCCTCCAGCTTCTTTTTTAACAGCACCACCTTTTCTCATGTAACCCATATTATTTCTTACATTTTTAGGAAGATTAGGAAGACCCTTGTTGTCTGGTGGTATTGGTTTTAATTTAGCCATATCTTTCTCCTATACTTATTTCAAGCTTATCACAAGAATTATCTATAAACTACCCCTGTTATACCAAAGATAAAATATAAATATAAAAAAACCAGCTACTGTAACCACAAGAACAAAGATACTAACAATTTCTATTAAATGTCTTCTAGCTTCACGTTGTGCATATAATGTTTCCTTACGTTGCTTTCTAATATCCGCTTCCATACGTAATAATTCTTGCCATGCATTAGGGCCACACATTGCAGATATCAATTTTCTTAATTCATCCCTTTGGTTTTCTAACTGTTTTTTCTGAGTAAATAGCTCTATTGCCTCTTCTTCTACACTTTTAGCATTAAATATTTTTCTAAATATCGGAGGGTTTTTAGCTTCATGGTGTGCTCTGTCTATATCAGATACGGCACTCATCCAACGTGACAGGTCTTTGCCCATCGACTCCACCTGACGGCCAATGGAAATGCCTTTTTTTAGTGCTGAAAAAGCGGAACCAGCAATCGCCATTGCTGAGATGGGATCGACCATTGTACCCTCCTAAGACCCAACGACTCCCGTTGTTACTTTTCTTCTGTCTCCCATGACTGCACCACAGCCCCTAGCTACAACAGAACCTGGAGTTAGTTTACCATTATAAGGTCTTTTAGCCTGCGTTCCCTTTTCCAAGCCTCCAAACTTTTTAAAACTTACTTTGGCTCTTTTTGTATTAGAGACAACAGTTTTACCCTTACTGCCCTCACGCTTCTTTTTACGAGCAGTCTTAGCTCGTTCAGCCTTACTGAGACTATTTGCTTTTGCTCTTGGCAGGCACCGATCAGGGTTCTTCTTATCTTTTGAAGTGCCACATTTACCTTTGATAGATCCATCACTTCCAATCCTTACCCAGTCTTGTTTTAGCCATTTTTTAAGCTCACCCATTACCTACCCTTTCGCTTGCCGCCTTTTGACTTCTTTGCGTAGTTTGGGTCTTTACAATATTTTGATGCGGCCAAGTTCGCATACGCTGACGGGTATGTGTCAAAGGTGCGTTTAGCCCACGCCTTACCCTCTGGGCATATCTTTGATCCCTTGCTCTTTGCACTAGCCTTACCTCCCTTTTTAAAATAAATTAGTTTACTAGTCGCTGCCATTTTTCTTTGCCTTTCTTATAGCCTCTTTTCCTTGTTTAAATATTCTAACAACTTCTGACTTACCCATAACTTTGGCTCTTTGTTCACCAACCGTCAATATCTGTATTTTTCGAGCAAACGGTTTGTTTATTTTTTTAACTTTCGCTACAGTTTTTCGAGCGTCAGACGGTGTAGCAAACTTAATACTAACTGTGTCTCTGGGGTTCTCGTCTGTGTACAGCCTCCTGCCCGAACCTTTTGGTTTTTTACCTGTTCCTACTTTAGGATCTTTTTTTCTTGTTCCCATTTTTATATCGAGTTCTTTGATCTTTTTCTATTTTTGAAAGAGCCCTTGCTTGCTTTGCATGAGTCTTAGATGCTTTTTTAAGTCCCTTTATAACTTTCTTTAAAGGTTTTGTATAATGAGACATTATTTCTTTCCCCGTTTCTTTTTACCAGCGCAATAAGCCCGTTCACTAAACCCTCTTGGTCTTTTACAATTCACGGACTTTTTTCTTTTTGCGCTCCACTTCTTCTTTTGTGGCGGTTTATTTATTTGTTGCGGTATGCTAGACCTTCGTATTGCCATTAAAGAAACTTCTCCAACCCAGCAATTGTCACGATTAAAATTGCGATACCCCAAAGCCTAGTATCTAAATTTTTTAAATGAGCCTTTTGGTCATCAAGCCGCTCCTCAATTCGTTTGTAACGTAAAGCGCACTCTGCCTCATGACTTTCAACTTTTGCCAACACTTCTTCTGGAGTCATTTAACACTTCCATCTTCTTCTGGCTTGCCTTAAACGGCTATTCGGATCTTTAGCTGCCTTCGGAAACTTCTTCATTTGTCCAGCAGAACGAGCGCAAAAAGACTTACGCCTTTTAGCATCCTTACTGCCTTTCTTTACCTTGCCTGTAACAGCCGTTTTTAACTTAGAGCCTGGGTTTTCTCGCCTGTAACGAGCAACACCAGCCTTAGTCATTCCCGCCCCAGACTTAGTGGAGCGGAAATACTTTTTTGTTTTTGGCGGTTGCTTGTCTCGCTTCCGAGTCATATCTCTACCCGAAGAATCCTGTAATAGAATCTACGGCAGTAAGCGTAACATGGCAGCCATCCGAGAATATTATACCATGGTCAGGAATGCTAATCTGAGTATCATCTGATGCTAAAAAGGTCATACTTAGAAGCGTTGCTCCTGAAGCACTACCATTTCTGAACACTGCGGCAGGAGAACCACTACCCGCGCTTCTTACAACAAATGATTTCAAACGTGTCCTGCCACCGTTTAGTGTGCCTGTACTAGTAGCTGTTTTTGCAATAATAGAACTAGCCATTGTAGCCTCCTATTATTCTACGCTGTTGTTAGCCATCGCATAAGTGAGGACACCTGTAAAAGTTCCACTTGTAGCAGCAGAAGCACCAACTTTACCTGTAACAGTAATACTAGCAGCTAGACCTCCAGCAACAGCCAAAGCACCATCAGCACCTGTTAATGAACCTTTGCTATCAGCATCGACTTCATTAAATAAACCATCTGGGTCACCTGATGAACCAATATCTACGGTTGGACTACTACCCCCAGCGGCACCACCTATTGTCAAAAATGAGATAGGAATAGCTCCTGCTGGTAGAGTTAATGTCTCTCCAGAAGTGGCTGAAGTACCAATTCGCACATTTGTAGCTGAACTGGCTGTTGGGTCGAAAGAAACTTGAACACTTTGAGTAACAGGTGTTGGAGTGTGTGTTCCTTTTATTCCACCACCATAAGAGCGTACTATGCCCTGAAAAGTTGTTGTAGCCATATTAATCTCCTTGTCTTGGCTAATGTCTGCTTGATTGCAGTCAAGGGTTAAATAATCATACCTTAAAAAATAAAAAGCGGCAAGGTTAGTTGATACCTAGACCTTACCGCCACATCTACAGGAGAGATGTTTATTTTATGCGCCCGGTGAACCGAACACACATCTTGGATCAGAGAATCCAAAGCTGTAACGCTCACGAGCCTTGAATCTCATATTACCTGTGTCAAAATCAGGATCCATATTGGTAGCCAACGCTAGACGCTCAAAGTGCTTGAAGCCATTTGGTGCATCTGTCTTGATGAAGAACGCATCTGTGTCGGTCAAGAAATCATTAACGACATAGCCATCTGGTAGCATGCCCATTGTCTTGATTGCGTTTACATCATTGTCGGATGTTCCAACACGAAGATTAGAAACAAGTAACCTCTCTGCAATAAACTGAAGCTGACGAGGAACGATTAGCTTCATACCGCGAAGTGCGATAATCAAACCACGCTCATCAACAAATCCAGCAATACTGATCAACGCATCTTCAAGAGAAGTTTCGTTCAAGTCAGCAGCAGTTGATGGCTCGTTATTAAACGTACCACCACTTGTTAGAGGGTGAGATGCGTCACATAAAGCAACACCGTCACCACCAGCAAAAGCACCAGCGGAAAAAGCATTGTTCAATATTGAAGCAGCTTTTACTTGTTTTGAGTGTGCCATAGAACGTGCAAGTGCACGAGTATAGCGTGATGCTAGACGATCATACAGATTATCTTCAATAGCTTCCTCAGTGATTGAGAAGGCCATAGCAACTGTCTCGTGATTGTAACGAGCAGTGTATGCTTCCTGCGCATCATCAAATGACACACCTGAACCCTCACTTTTTACCGGGGCTGCACCGAAACCTGATAGCATTACCTCTTCTTCAAAAGCACGATCTGATGCCTCTGTGTCGAAGATTTCAGCATGCTGACCTTCATAACGATTGTATTCCATGCCAAAGAGAGCGTTTAAACCGGGCTCTAATTCTTTGGCGAGTTGTGCTCTAGAAATAGCCATGATCTAGTCTCCCTTAACTTACTGTTGCTTCAGCAGAGCCTGCTAGAAGCGCATGGTTGTTAATTACCACAATCAAAGGAATACCAGCAGCGGTGAAATCTTCGTTCTCTGGATCATCGAGAATACCAACGATCTTTAGAGGATGAGATAAATCTGAAGCGTCTACAGTTGAAACGTCCAATTGTGCGGCTGATATGCCAGTGGTTGTGCTTCCATTCGCTGCACCCTTACCAGATTCAGCAGAAAACTCGGCACCCTCAAAGATAGTAGCGATTGCTGTCGCTTTATCTGTGAGTGAAGCGTCTGAACAAACTATGAAACGCTGGAAAGGATTGTCATGAACAAACCCGACAATATCAAAGTTTGTGTCTGCTCCTGATCCAGGCCAGAAATTTGAAAAGACCTTTTTGCCTGTTGATGATGATACATATTCACAGCCTGCAAAGACACCTACGAATTTCAGTGTGTCACCAGAAGCAGAACTTGACACGGCAATTGTGCCACCGTTTGTTGCAATAACTGGAGAACCTTGAAAAATCGCAGAAGCATCACTGGCAATGTGATATGAATTAGTGCCCTGAGTGGCTGGTGCGCCACCGAGCATGCTGATTGGCTTTAAACCAAATCCAACATTTACGTTTGCCATATCTTAGCTCCTAAAATTAGGTGGCTAATCTTTACCACCAAAAGTTACACGACTACGCCTATCCGGTTTGTGAATAGGCATTGAGGAATCTTGTTCCCTCATCAAGTTTTGGTCCACGGCATCCATTTGTGTGCGGGTCTGCTCCCGGAAATATTCAGTTCTCTCTTCAACCGTTTCCTCTGGGATCCGTGCAAGCATCAAACCGCCTACACCTATTGTTCCTGCATGCTTACCATCCTCTATAGAAGGGTATACCCCCTCTAGGTCAGGATATTCATCAGCACGAACTGGTTCCCATCCTTCCCGCAATTTTGCGCCTACGTTCATAGAATCGTCTTCCCCACGAATGGATGTTCTAATCCAGCGGTGCTTAAAGCCTGCGGGAGCTTCTGGAGCCTCCAGTTTAGATGGAGGTGCCCAAGGCTTTCGTCTTTGGGTCTTTGCGCGAGTTGCAGCCTCGCGTGGCTGTCTTTTAGAATCTGTCATAATTAATCCTTAACATACTTTGCGTATTCTTCCAATGGTACATTTAATCTTTTTGCAATTGCAATCTGAGAAGGTGTTAGTTTAACCTTTCTTTTACCCTTCGATGGTGCCCTTGATGCAGAGGAATCAGCCGAAGCAACTCTAGGGCTAGAAGACTTTTGAGTGTCTGAGAACTTATGTGGGAACTCAGTTCGTATTCTTCTATCTAATTCTTTGTAGTATTCATCAGACTGTGGATCGAAACCTTCGTCCTCTATCAGTTGCCTGTGAACACCAAAAGCTGCGTATGTCATAGGCTGGTCTGTGCCAAACCAATCATTTTTTTCTGCCCAGGCTTCTGCTTTCGGATCGGGCTGTGCCTGTGGTTGAGGTGCTTGCGCTGGTTGTTGAGGTGCTTCTTCAGCTTGCTTTGCCCTCTTTTCCATCTGTTTTTTAGATTGTTCTAGCTGTGCTTGGTCAAGAGCCAACTTGCTCAAATTCTTCTGGGCCTCAAACATCTCATCAGCATTACCTTCATCATATGCCTTTTGGTATGCTGCCTTGGCCGCTTGAATCTGAGAATCTATTCTTGTACCAAACTCTCCAACATAGGACTGATCTAAGGAATCAAGTCTTTCTTTAAGTTCTTTGTTCTGCTTCTGTACCGCCTCTGCATACTCTATTGCGGCCTTGCGCTCAGACTCTTCCTTACGGTATTTCTGTGTTATCTTTCGTATTCTATCTTGAACATTCTTGGAATATTCAGATAACTCATCATCGTTTGATGCTTCTTTTTCTTCGGTTGGAGCCTCTGCTTCAGCTTCTTGAGGAGCCTCTTCTGTTTCCTCTTTCACATCAACTTCGGTTTCAAACTCTAATTCTTGCTGTTCAGCTACGTTTTCTTTGCTCATAATGTCCTCTATTTATAACTTTTAATGTCGTCAGGATCTACAATTGTGGCAATAACCTCGTCATCATTGATGATACGAACTTCTCCACCCGTGATGTTGAAACGAGAACCTGCATATCTGCCAATGCAGACCCAGTCTCCTTCCTTGCACCACGCCTCTCCACCAAACTTGTCTTGGTCTTGATAGGCTAACGGCCCAACTTTAATGACATATGCAACAACCGTTGCTCGAGCTTCTCGCTCTCGAACTTGGTCTGGAATATACACACCGCCATCTGTTTTATCGTTCCCGGTGTAGGGCATAACAAGTATGCGCCACCCTGTTGGCTGTGGTACTCTTTCTTTTAAGGACATGTCTTGTGCAGCTTTTTCGGATTCTTTTTTTGCTCTCTGCTGCTGGAGAATATAGTCAGGAACTAGAAGTGTCTTCGTCATAGTTGCTCTTCTTTAGCAGGGCCTGTAACTCATCAAGAGCATAGGTGACACCCTGTATTTCACCGACTCTTGCTCGGTAGTCTTCCATATTTGAAATACCACCACTTGCTAAACCTACACTAATATCATCTACTCTTTGTTTCAAGACTTTTTGATATTTTGTTAAAATATTAATTAAATCCATGTTTGCATTCTACTAGTAGTTGGGATACATGATCTGCACAGCACCACTATCTGTAATACCTAAATCCCCTCCCGCGTCAATAAGGTCAATTTGATCCAAATCTGTTCCTAATCCAAAGTTCTCTAAAGTTTCTTGTGTGCTTACAAACTCAGATGGACTCACATTTATCAAGAGCTCGTTACGAGTGTCAGGTTCATTTACAGGCCTTCGCATATCAGGATAAAAAGGATTCGCTACAGGTCCTTGCTCTGGTAAAACTTCTTGGCTACTACCAGGAAGCAAATCAGATATTCTACTAAGTGCCTCTGTTCCTGCACCCCCTGTAAAGAAATCAAGCATGCTTCCAACCATGCTTTTAGGATTATTACGAGGATCTTTGTCAGGGTCGTAATCGGCACTAAA